CCTCAATATTTATTCCACTTGACAGTCCACTCGTGATAGTTCCTGTTCCATTAATTAAAGTGGTGGCACTTAATAAAGCACCCTTATCACCCATGATAATAGAATAAGGGATGTTAGTCCCCGTTGGAAATCCATCACGCTTAATCTGCTCTTGTATATCTTCATATTGAGCCTTACCGTAATAACCTCTCATTGTGTGAGGGGAAATAAAGAACAACGGATTAGTTGTGCCACTGTGATTGTGACCGCATATTTTATTTACATATGAGTAGTTACAGATTAGCATACTACGCGTATTTAAAAGATAAACCTTTTGTTTTTTTATACTTCCCTTCTAACACGCCTTTAACATTAGATTTCGATGTATTAGCGTATCTAGCGGCTTCTTTTATTGAAGAAAGAACAATATTATGTTCAATGCAAATAACTTTCTTAGAAACACTTTCTCTTATTTTTTTAAGTTTGTTTTTAGTTTCTTCAGAATGCTTAAACGTAGACATATACTCTCTTCTTTTAGCTTTAAATTCTTCTGAGCATTTCCATCCGCCTCTTTTGCCATGAGTTATAGAGTAATTTTTAGCTCTTAATCCTTGTGCTTCTTTTTTCTCTTTAGTCCAATAATTTTTTTGCCACTCGCGTGTTTTGATTCCTGTGTTTTTTCTCATTTCATCAGTCCAAACCCTATTCTTATTTCTTTCTATAAGAAGCGATTTTTCGTAATCAGATACCGTTCTACCAACTCCACCATCTCCACCAAGAGTCAAGTTATATCCATAATTTTCATCTCTTGAGTTTAATTTACTTATCCAAAAAACTTCTCTTTCTGCCCAATTAGAATCCTCACATCTTTCTATTTCAGAAAACTCAAATGAATCTTTATCTATATTCCATGCAGACTGAAGGTATTTGTTATAGTGCTTATTTTTTTTCAACAATAACATATGACTATAAATCCTTTTAGACAAAGACTGTTTAGTTTTACCAACATAAACTTTTCCGTTAAAAGAATTATATATTTTATATATTATTGTCATGACCACACGAAATTCAACTGACCCGAAATTGCCGATGAAACAGGAGTGGCTGCACCAGAGCCCCATCCAAAGTAAATTGCCGCTCCGTCATAAATACGTGGCATTGAAGGGTATTCAAATAAGAAGTTACGCTCACTTGCAAGTCCTAAAGTACTTATAGGAAAACTCCCTAATTCCTTCACTAAAGCCACTGTGTAAGTTCCCGATACATAAGAAATAGAGTTTTGAATTGTATTAATCTCAGCTATTCCTGCATCACCCGCTTGTAATGGCATCATGTAATTATATTTACCTGTTCCTGTTGCACCCGTATAAATTATCTGAGAGTTAGGGCAAGCAGTCTTTCCAATAGGAAGTACAGTTGGTGTAGCTCTACTTGTCGCTTGAGCTGAGTTAGTATATCCTAAACTCATGTTAGGAGTAGCTGCGCCTAATGGAGTAGCTGAAGGATTAAAAATAATAGCCTGTACACCCGCACCATTTGTGTATCTTGGTAATAACCAATTTAATGTATGCGTTCCTGTTCCTGCGGTTGTAATATCAATAGCTGTTCCTGCAATAGCATTAGCATAAGAAGTAGCTAGTTTATAAGTACCATTATCAATTCTAATTAAATAATAATCAGTAGCGTTGCTAAAGGAGCAGGGAGAGTAGTAGTAGTTGTACATCTTACTCTTGTTCCTGTTAATAAATTACTTGGAATAGAAGTAGTGGACGTATAAGTCATTATATTCGTTCCTGCATCTGCTGTAAACGTAGCAGTACGAGTTGAAATAGTATTAGTAGTAGCTTGAGCCGTTGCGGTAGTTACAGTAGTTACACGGTAATAACCTATAATATCCCATATAGCTAATGTACCGGGAGCCATCGTTGCGGCAGCCGTTACAGCGTGACCACTTAATAAGTATTTATTATACCCACTTTCTTGAACATTTCCCCCATGTTGTAAAGTTCCTGCACTTGTTGTGTTATCAGAAACAGGAATAAAGGTTAAGTTAGCCCCTGTGTCAAATAAAGCATCAGCAGGAGGATTACCCGCGCCTCTCGCTAAGGAGTGCCATTCATTTGCCACACATACGGTGGTTGGTTGCATATTCTTTCCGAAGGGAGCGTTCCATGCTTGCCCTAAACTTAGAGCTTGTATAATTTGGTCGTTTGAGCTAAATCCAGCCATTGTGTTTTATTTTAATTGTTAAATCCATATAACCTTTAGGTCTCCTCTTAAAACAGTTGTCGCCAACGATGCTTGAGGTAAAACCACAAAGTTTAAAAAAGCATTATCGTATATTCTGATTATATCCGTAGTAGGTATTAAAAAATCTTTTTCGTAAGGAGTTGCAATAGTTCCCGCAGTTGAAATACCACCTTCTCTAAAACAAGTTTGAGCTAACGGCTTCACTAAAATAATAGTAAATAGCCCTACATCTGTTCCGCTTATCATTGTTACACTCTCAACCGCCCGAACACCACTATCACCTGCCGCTAATGGAATCATCCAATTAGCGCTGTTCTGAATAGCCCTATCACTGTTAGTAACACTACCAATAAAAGCAGCCGCGTTCTGAGTGCATATACTACTTAATTGACCCGTAACACCATCTTGATTAGTGTACTTAACTTGAAATGTTTGACCGCCCGTTCTAACACCCGTTGTAATAGCCATCATTTGAACACCTTTCCCGTCAGTATATCGCGGCAAAGTAACAGTGTTGTCCATTACCTGCTCATCTAAAGTACCATCATCTATTGATGGATAGTAAAGTAAATAATCTAACAGAATAGCATTCGCAGGAGTAGCTTGAGTTGTACTTGTAGCTTGCGCCATAGTAGTAATACTTCTTAAATACTTCTCACTAGGAGAAACATTTGGCCCGTGATAAAAACCACCATCAGAACTTTGAGTGATTTGTTTAGCTATTAATGGAGCTGCGTCAAACCAATACTTAGGTGTTGGCATCCCCGGACTCATAGATAAATCAAACCATATTCCTATGGTAGTAGCTTGAGACGGAGTTTTACGCCAAATGTAATTTCTTACTTTGCCCGCTAACTCAGAGTCCACCACTTCACCTATGCTTTTTAGTCCTGCCATTAATTTTTAAATTGACTTCTGCCGTATGCGTGACCTTCTAACTCCATAGTTATAGGAGCGTTCTTTTCAATCACCTCACCACTAGGTAAAGTAACTTCTACTTTGCAATCACAAATTCTTACAGGGGCGTTGCCTTCGACAACTAATACTCCCTTATTACATTTACTACATTTATACATATTGATATTCCTTTATAATTAAATTTCCTTTTAAAAATACTGGAGAAATAGAAGGTTCAACAACCACCTCTCTTGGCAACATAGAACAATACGATATTCCATTACTAAATGTAACTTTAATAAAATCTATTTTATTTTTTCCCCCAACACATTGCGGAAAAATAATATCTTCGTTATTAAATATTTTACGCTTAGTAATTTTCAAAGAATAATTAACAGGAGCATAGCCTTTGTAGTCTGCTTGTTTCTCTCCTAAATCAGTGAATAATTCTATTTTTGCGCTTAATGTTTTCATTTTGTTTTTATATCTTATACGATATTACTACCGTTAAGGTTGCATATTGTAAATTTAACTAATCTAATTGAATTGGTTTTACTTTTCTTGAATTACATTCTGAACAACAATACACAATTCCATTTCCGTGTTGCCCGATTCTTAATTGAAGATTTGAAATATCATTATTTTCTTTATCTCCATCAACATGATGAACCGACTCCCATTTTTCGATAGGTCTACCTAAATATCTTGCCATCACTAAACGATGTTCAAAAATATATCCTGCTTTAACCATCATTGTTGGATACTCACTTGATAATACACCAATATATCCGCCACTAGTTTTAACCCTACCTCCTTTCCAAAAATTATTATCAGCTCCTTTTCTTATAAATTTAGGATTATTTGGTTTTAAATTAAATTGTCTCAAAACCCTACTAACAACTGTTTGATGTATACCAACAGCATCACCTATCTTTTGTTGCGATAAATTTTGAGAATGAAGCTCTATTATCTTATCGTTTAAATGCTTTGTATTAATGCCTCTTATTCCACCCTTCACCATTGAAGCGTATTCGTGATGTCCATGTCTTTTAGCTATTGAACTTATCATTTTTCTGTCGCATTTATATTCTTTAGCTAAAGCGCCTGAACGCTCACCCGAAATATATCTATTAACTATTTCTTTTTCCACCTCTTCGGTAAATCTTTTCTTTGGATTCATATTGTTTTTATACAAATATAAGCATAAAAACAATACTGCCTCAATTTAATTTGATAAGCCTATTAATCCTCGGTAATTTGAAGCGAAAGTGCTGCAAATTGAGGTTGAATACCTGTTGATACTGAACGAGAAGCTGTTAAAGCACCGCTATAAAGTATCACCCCTGCCGTTGGATAAGACGAAGTTCCGATGCTTACATAAGTAATGGTTTCAGAACCCGAAGTACACTCAGGGAACTGAGCTAAAGCCGTGTTACTAGATGTTGCCCCTGATACAGTCCATCCACCCGCTGAACGAGCGATAGCTACACGGTCATAAGAACCATAAGCACATTCACTTGTTGTTTGGTCGCCCGCTTCACCGGGGTCTGCTGTATGTAAAGCTACATATAAACTACCTGCTGTTGCAGAGTTTTGAATACCACCAGCGTCACCTATATTTGCTATATCTACGTTATTAAAGAGAAGTTGTAATAAACTATTCTCGAAGGCATTGGATTTTGACATGATTCTATATTTTTATATTTGTTTAACCTTAACTTGTTTAATTGTTCCGTAATCATCTCTTTCTACATCAAAAGTATATTCTTTCTTTACATTAAAAGTTTCAATTTTTGTTATTAACTCTTGTAACAAATTTACAACTTCCTTTTGATTAATTTCTGTTTTCTGAACTGTAATCTTAGGGGATTGTAAAACTTCTAGCTTTTTTGTTAATAATTCAACCGCAGAGTTCAATCTTCCGATTAACTCAGTTTCATCTTTAGGCTCAGGAATCTTAATTGACTTAATAGCCGTTAACATCTCCTTATGATGTTTGTTCATCATTATCAATTCAAATTCATCCTTGTCTATTTCTTCGCTATCCATGAATACAGTCTAATAGTTTTTGTAATTGTTCAAATTTCTTTGTCACTTTCTTCTGTTCGTTCTCAATAGTACTCTCACGCTGACCGACAACTTCTCCTTTGTATGTTTTGTTGATTTTTACTTTTACAGCTAATGCTTTTTTATCCTTAATCTCTTTTAGTTTAAGAGTAGGTTTCTTTACCTTTTTAAATGTAGCCCTCTTTTTAGCCACCTCATCAATATCAATAGCTTCGCCTGCCTTATCAGCTTGATCTAATACAGCGTCTAATTCTTTTTCACTCTGAGCTTTCTTAGCAAGTTCCGTGTAATTTACTTTAGGAGCTTTAGGTTTAGCTTGTTTATCGTAAGGTACATACCCACGCTCTTTAATAGCGTCTAACTGTTTCTTTTCCCCCTCACTATAACTACTATCACCTTTCTGTTTCTCCTTTAAAGACATAATGTACTTGCCATCACTCTTTCTGTAAACATTAAACACGTCTAGTTCCTTACCCTCTAATCCCTTTCTGTCACCAATAATGGTTTCCATCTTTACAATAACAGGGTCTTTGTATCTAATCAAAGGTCTGCCATCACTATCTTTCACTTCTTCTGTTCTATCAGGCATATTTGTGGTATCACCTAATAGTGTTTCGGGGTTAATAGAACTTGCTAATTGCATCCATCTTCCATTACCTACATCTACTTGCCATACATTATTCTCACTTTGATGAACATATCCTTCTACCTCATTATTAAGTTCTGGCTTACTATCCATATAATCTGTTAGCGCACGTTTCCTTGATAATGAGTCAGGTAGTTTATTAAATTCGTAATTGCCTTTAACGTCTTTTAAATCAAAATCAGGCGTTGCGTCTCTATCGTATTGAAATCTTTTATAAGGTTTAGCCTCAGTAGTCTTATTATCTAAGTCTAACTTCTCAGTTTCTTTTGGATTAATCCCTCCTAGCGCTTCATTCACTTCCTTTAAAGACATTGGCTTCTTTTCGCCATCTTTCTTAGGTTCAAATTCCTTAGCTACATCAGCTACATATTTATCATCCACCTTAGTTTCAGTTTGAATGTCTTGCTTCTGTATAATCTTATCTAGTTCCTCTTGCAATCCCTTAATTAATTTCTTTTTAGAATTAATCTTAGCGTGTGCAATAGGGTCTAACTTAGCAACATCTTCAGGGTCTAAATCTATTTCACTTTTCAATGCTTCAATATTAAACGACAATTCAAAAGCTTCTTTCTTCTGCTTATCATCTAAATTTAAGTCTTTAGTTTGTTGCTCGTATTTGTTATAAGCATCTACTTTAAATACAGCGTTTTCATGTTGCTTAGGAGTTATACTTCCGTTATCAACAGCCGCCTTTAAATTGTTTTTAAAATTCGTAACAGCATCTTCGCCTTGTTTAACTGCATTGTAAGCTACTTTAGACTGCTCAAAGTATTTCTTTTTCTCGGCATCTACTTCGTTCCCAAGCGCAATAGAACCAACACCTCCTCCAACTAAAGCTGCGGAGTAATTAGCAATGTACTCTCCAATGGATTGAGGGCTGAACATATCAGTTCCAAATTTAGCCTTAGTTTCAGGGGTTAATTTATCCCACGTTTGTTCACCTGCCTTTTGAATTACAGCTTGACCAACTTCTTCCACTCCTTGTATATTAGCTCCTTTCGCTGCATTGGCAATCCAACTAGACACTTGTTTTGGATATTCTTTTATGGTTTCACTAATAGCTTTATCTAAGGATTCCTTAGTGACAGTTCCGTCTGCGTTTTTAATAATAGCACTTTTAGCAGTGTTTACTAAAAAAGCATCGCTCGCCTCTTTATTTAAAGCCTTAGCTCCAATAACATCCACAATCTTACTTCCGAGTCCGATCTTTACATCAATAGATGAAATGGCAGCCCCAACAGTTGAAACGAATAATGCTTTATCTCTACCTTTAAGCCCCGCTTTATCGGCAGCATCTGCAACTTCAGGAGCATTAACTAAAAAAGATGAGACTCCTGCCGTAGCTACTTTACCCGCCGTTGATAAAACCTTCTCTCCGTTTTTGCCTATTTTATAAGCCCATTCAGCACCTTTAATCCCTTCCATTATCTGCCCAGCAGGTATAACCATTTCTGCAACAGTTTGACCTAACTCTAAAGCTGTTCCCCAAATCTTCTCAGGGCGTAAATCAAAGTTCTCTAAATTCGTTAAATCTTTATATGACTTTACTTTACTAAAATCATACACACCTCCTTTTAAATCTTCATCAGTCTTAAACTTCAAAAATTCAGCAGCCTTACTTAATTCATTAAGCCCTTTTGACTCTTCATCAAATATAGCCTCATGTCCTAATTGAACAAGTCCAACAGCTTGTTGACCAATAGAAGGAAAAATATTAAATACGTGTTTAGCTACATCAGTAACAATATTATCATCATTTGCTTTATCTTGACTTCCCCAAATACTTTGTAATGTTTCCATGTCCTTAGGTCTATCTCCATAAGGAACAGATTTAGGAACAGAAACTCCATTGTCTTGTAATTCAAAAGCGTACTTGTCATTGTTCATTGACTTCTTTTGAATAGCGTCAATAGCCATTTTACGTTGGTCATTAGTTGCTCTTGTATCAGCAAGTACATTTCTTAAAGCATCAAAATCAGTATCACTAGTATTACCGTTACCATATTGCTTTTTTAAGAAAGTTATAGCAGATTCTACTTTGTCCTGATTATTATCTATTGGAATATCCCATTCATTAACTAATGGTTGTTTTTTGGGTGTAGAATATTCTTCCCAAGGCTTTGCAGCCTCTGTTTTAGCACCCTGCGTGCTATACTTTTCCCAAGGTTTTTCTTCAGGCATAACTTATAATTTTTTCCAACTATTCTGTGAGGCAGGGTCTCCGCCAATATATTCATATCCACCCTGTTTAGTTCCAACAGGAAGCTCTGCTTCAACCATACTTCCACTTCCTAATTGACTATTTTTTTGGTCTGCTGTTAATCTTATTTGTGAGTTGTATTTACTCTTAGCTTCATTGCTATTTGCGTCGACTAAAGTTCTTGCTTTGATTTGCAGCATAGGCTTTTCGTCAGAATTTTTGGGGGGGTAAATAATAGAATACGTGTCTATAAGGTCAGGTTTAATAACGTATGGCTGGTCGCCAGATTCCCAAAAATGTTTCTTTCTAACAGCTCCATTATCCAACCCGTAATCAATACTTTTAGTTATATAGCCATCTGCTATTTTAAATCCTTTTTTACCCTTATCTGCATCTCTTAATCTTGTATAATTAAATTCATTCCCCGATTCTTTAATGTCTTTTCCGTCCGGCCCTTTAAATGTAATTTCAGCTGGAGTAGAACCAAACGTTACCTGCATAAGTTTATTATCATGAACAGGTATATCTATTTTATTTAATACCATTTCATCATAAATGTCAGGTTTATTTTGAGAGTTAATTAAAGCGGCATCTAATTGCGCTTTGTAATTCATTTTCTCTTTCCAATTATCCCTTTGTACTCCGTTATAAGTTTCAGTTCTTGCACTTAATCTAAGCCCCTTCATTATTTCGTTGATGGGGTCTTTACCCTGTTTCTCATATCTCTTATATTGAAATGGCTCTGCTTGATACATAGCTTCAGCCCTCTCTTTTAAACTAGATTCACTTACTCTTTTAATATAAGCCCCGTCCATTCCGTTATTAAACGGAATCATCTCATCTGGGTTTAAATCCCTTGCAGCAGCACTATACAACTCATTATAATCTTTTAAAACGTGTGGTGGCATAAATGTAATAGGTCTTGCTCCGCCATCTCTTTTAAGTCCAACTTCGCCTTCAGCGTGTCCCATCTTATCATAAGTGGCTAGTTGGTTTCTAATATTCTGAATTTCATCATCATCATACTTACTTGGATTCTTTAGGTAATCTTCAAATATAACATTGTATTTATCTTGAGCGTCTGTAAACGCCATTGAATTTAAAACAGGAGGCATAATCTTCATCTTATGACTAAGCATAGCCTTTTGACGTTGAACGTCTGGATTTGTCCAAAAATCGCTAGGGTGAGCTTTCTTTAAAGCCGCTAATTCATCCAATATAGCATTACCTTGAATCCTTATCTGCTCATTGTCGTGATTATTACTTCCAACTTGGAATTGAAAATCATCAGCCAAGATTTTTGCCTTGGCCATGTTAATAGCCTCGTTCTGCTTATTTAATTGCTCGAAATACTTTAAGTCATCAATTTCTCCTTGATGTGTATTTCGGACAGCTAAGCCGCTAAGTAATCCAAATTCAGCCATGTCTATGCGTATTTAAATGATGTTATATTTTTCATGCTTCCGCTTAATCTATATGATAAAGAAGACCAAGGCATATTAATACTATTAGCAGCCAATCTAATGTTATCATAAAAAATACCCGTTTCTGTATTAATTATTATTTTAGAGTCTGGCCTATTTTTACTTATTTTTAACTTAGTTGATTCCGACAAAGGAACTCCTGTCTTTAGTTTAGATAGCCTCATTCTCTGCTCAATTGAAATCGTTTTTCCTTTATGTTTTAATCCGATTTTAGCCTTAGCTTCTTCTGTATGTTTTTTTCCAGTAGACAACACTCTAATTTTCTCAATATGCTCTTTAGATAACTTGATTCCTTTTTTAGCTATTGACATTTTCATCTTCGCTTCTGCTGATTTTGGTTTCCCTTTATGAAAGTCTGATATTTTACGTCTAGTTTCTTCAGATACAATCCTTATGCCATCACCCAAATCTTGATAAACACAATTAAGACCACCTTTACCTAAACAATTGTATAATTCTTGATAATATCTTTCTAAGTCATTCAATTCATCAGTTTCACATTCTGTTACAATTTCAAATTTATGCTTATCAACTCCGTGTTTTTTTAACGAAGCGTATATCTGAGGCTGTTCTTTGCATGCCAATCGCTTATAGCATCTAAACCGTCTACGGATATTCATTGACTGTCCTATGTAAATCCTTCCTTTTGGAGAGGTTATTTTATATATTCCTATCATATTTATACACTCCTATTTTGAGTTTGTGATTGCTCATACTGCCGCTTAAACTTATTATACCTTTGAGTATCGAGAGCGTTACTGAGTGCCGCTCCGACCAACTGACCTGCGCTAGCTTGATCTTGATTAAAAGCTCCTAAAGTATCTTGGTAAAGTCGTCTATTCATTTCAGCCTTAACATTAACCATGTTATTCAATTCTTGTTGACGTTGCATAGCCACTTCTTGTTTCTGCATCTTTAGTGCATTATCTGATATACGTGATTGAAGTTTACGTCCGAAT